TGTGAATACGTATTAGGTTAGATAACAATAACCCCGTTATCGTTAACTTATCACTCTCTATGATTGAGTGCTAACAATAACAGGGTTATCTAATTATATCATATTTTATATTAATCAATCACTAAATTTACTGATGCATGTGTCAGCAATTGCCTGATATATAAATTTATGCCCTGCAGGATTAGGATGCAGTCCACCAGGCATTAAGGTTGCTATCTGTGTTGTATTGCTTGGATTTAATCCACTCTCATTATACAGATCTATGCATTTAACACCTTTTTCACTACAGATCTCTTTTATTTTATTGCAGTAATCTGATAATTTTAATCCTTGTGTATTCGGTGTCTCTCCACTATTTCCATTTGAGAAGCGTCTGCATGGCGTTAAAAATATTAGTTCAGCGGTCGGCATATTTGTCTGGAAATAATCAATAGTAGCAGCAACATTTGACTCAAATGAAGCCATTGTCTGATTCCCACCATAATCATTAGTACCACCGAACACAACTACACCATCACTATCAAGAGGAATATCTACTGTGCGATCAAGGATATTATTATTACCGCTGGAGGTCTGCATGGATCCACGGCCTTCTACTCCACGGCCTTCCATATTGCTGCCTGATACAGATCCGACAAATCCGGTGCCTCCTACTCCATAATTTAAACAGGTCCATCCTGTTTTATGTCCTAAATACATGTGATAGAGCATTGAGGAACTAACTCCTGCGGTGATGCTATCTCCTAAAAATGAGATTTTTTTAGTATTACTGTAAGCATATATTCTGAACAGTTTAAAGTCATCGGCAGAGATACCAGCTAAATATGCACCGATCCTCATAAAGCCATAACTGGTATTTGTAAATGTGATCTGGTAATATTTCATGTTTGCATTGGTATCATATGATGTGATATAGGTCATATCGTCATCATAAAAATACAAGTTAAACATTAAGTTCGGTTTTGATGTTATGACTTTATATGTAACACCTTTATGCAATCTTATAAAATCCGGGGAGGCCATTTGTGTTGTTCCAGAATTAGTTGAATAGTATCCGGTAGTATCATAAATCGCACTATTAGTTACTGCGACTGGTGGTGCCACTTCAATTCCTTGCTGTTTTGCTTTATCACCCTCAAGAGCCCATTCTACCTCGTTGAATTTGCGTACCATATAACAGAATGTGTTAGTTTCAGTAGTTAGATTATTCAGATGCAAATAATATGCACTGGCATTATTTACAGTATATATGCCATCATATTGTGAAGTCGGTCCACTTTCAAGGATATTGCCTGCACTATCTGTTAGATAATAGCTTGCAGCAGTGCCGGTGCCCCGAACTCTCATTCTGTATGAATCTCCGTTAAATACTCTTATTCTGTTGGCAGCACTTGTCTGAGCGTAATTTGAAAAACCAATTACGCCACTGTTATCATACCAGAATTTTCCTGCAGTCCATATTAATCGAGCAGTATCATCATAACCAGATATCAGATCCCCGACTGTTTTGGCATCTGCAGCAGCTCCGGCAATACTGAGTGATGTATCTACTACCGGAGTTGTTGGCTGTGTTATATGTTCAGCGAGCCATTCTGTAACTGCATCAATAATAACAGGATCAATAACTGGTGATAAAGTACCATCAGATATTAGAACTCTCAGTGCTTTTTCTGTTTCTTCATCCAGATCCAGATTTGCAAAATAGTTATCAATGAATTCTTTATAAGAAGCCCATTCTGCTTTTGTTGCTGTCCATTCGTCCTGCATCTCTCTCATGATCTTTATGATCTGATCCAGATTGAATTCATGGAAATTAGAATAAGGAAACTGCTGAAAGATGCCCATTATTTCACACTCCTTTTTGTGGTTGTTTTCTTAGCTCCCTCAGCTTCAAGTGTAGCTGTTCCGGAGAGCCTAGCTTCTGCAGTAATAACTGTCACATCAACTGTTCCACCAGATTCATTATATTTGAATCTGACGAAACAATCATTTTTGAATCTCACTCCGGCTTCATATGTATTAGCCATGTCTTACCTCCATTAATATACCATTAAGCAAAAACGTTTTTTAAAAGATTCAGTTATGAATCGGATAATGCTGAAATCAGCGATATCTCTTTCTTTCTGAAGCAGATCCTGTGTTGCTGTTACACCTATATTTCCGGTTCTCACCTGATGATCAGACACCACATTCTTATCAGCATTGCTCCAGTTCTGAGATTCATTGAATCCCATCACACTGTGTGTCATAGTACTGTCATTCTTTATATCAGCATCAACATTCCATAAAGGATTATATTCAGCCATTTGAGTAGCATACATCTTTCGCCATGTATCCTGTTCGGCAGCACTCCAGACACCTATTGCCAGCTTCATGGTATCGATGTCTGAATACAGGAGCTCCAGTTCCGCACAGTTAAGCAGTATGCTCTGTATCACTTTATTCTTATCTACTACATGAACAGTCTGGCTTTTATCTGTATAGGTAGGAACATCCAGACCATCAAATATAGAAGGATCATATTCATACATTCCCATTATCGACAGCCACATCTTCTGATACCTCCTTATACCTAAAATCAACTGACATATTCAGCCCAAAGAGCTCATTAGCCTTCTCCAGTCCATCTCTGATAGTTTCAAGCCAGAGAGATGATTTTGTTTTGGTGTCAATGTTGTTTGCTTCAACTTCATTGTCTGTAACTCCTGACTCTTTTGCCATGTTCACATTCGGAATTCCAATCTCTGTACAGAACCGAGCGTCTATTTTAGTCATATCCTCCAGAATATCTTTAGCAATATAATTCTGTTTCAGGTTATTCTGGAAAGTATCCCATGCAGGAGAACCATCTTCAAGGAATAATTTTTTATCAGCAAATACTGCAGGAGTGCCCTGATTCATCTGATCATACATTTTCTTGAATGATTCAGCGACAGTCTTATCTTCACAAGCAAACACATATGCTAACTTGCTGTTTACAAGATTGACTGCCATAGACTCTGTACATAAAGCAAGCAGATCTGCATAATATGAAACTATATCCCAGCATGAGCCATAATCAGGCTGCATCCTTATCAGCGCACATTCTGTACCTATTCTCGGAGTAAGATTGCCCCGGATAAGCGGATTAGCGATATTTACATTAGTAGGTCTGTAAAAGACATCATAACCGAACAGGCTGCAGTGCTGCGGAATAACTCCGAATTTATCTGTTTCAACTATAGCCACAAAACCAAAGCAAAATAAAGTATACAGAAAATAATCCTTGCTCCATGTATCAGGGATCCCCTTAAATTCATATACACTGATTATCTTCTGGATCAGATATCTTTTAAAATACCATGTTGTGGCATTTTCCTGACTGTGTACCTCTGATGGTTTTATATGAGCATTGTATCGATTTATAAAATCATAATTATATGTTTTCATTTACTTAACTCCTCCTCTCTATGCCAGAGAGATCTTTTAAACATCCATGCCTTACTTCCTCCTCCCCATGGAACACCCCCGGAATAAGGATTATATATAAAGCCTTGGAATACATAACCTGCAGCAGGAAGATAATCTGGAGGGCTCAGATGGGTAATATAGAAGTATTCACCACCATATGCAGAATTGCTGCATGTGATCACCCCGGTATCCGGATCTATTTCTTCAACAACAGCAACATGACCATCTCCTGAGAACGGACCATCTGCCCAGCATGCAACAGCACCAAGACGAGGTGTAAATCCTCGTTCATATCCATCCTGAGTGTATCCGAACCAATCTTCCGCATTACCTGTGCTCAGTGCAGGATAATTACTATAATCATGGTTTACGTCAGCGATTTCCCACCAGCGACCAAAGGCGTAACATGTACAATTCGGCAATCCATATCCTGCAAGATAAAAAGGGTTCCTGCTATACCAGTATGGATTATTCAACATCCCTGCTCTAGTTAGCCTTGGCACAAATGCGATCCCGAACAGCCTTACGATTGCTATAACCGGCCTGTTTCTGGTGTACTCATAGGCCATGAGCTGCTCCTGCCCGGAATGATTATCCCATACAATAGGATTATCTCCGTTCCATTGCCCTGTAATAACGAAGATATGACTGCCTCCAGCGTCATCATGTTTGTTTCCATCCATGATTATATCACCGGGAAGAAGCTGTGATTTTACCGCATGCAGATATCTGTCACTAACATATATAACCTGCATCTGGCTGTTTGCTCCGGTAACTCTTCCGCTGGTATCATGCCATATATACTGCCCCGGCTGCAGGATATTAAGACGCTGCAGAACGCAAGCAACATACGTTACACATGTTCCTTTATATCTGGATTTAGGGATCGTCGGATAACTCTCCCATTGGTAACTGCTGTTTTCCATCCACACAGCCTGAGCCTGACATGCTGTCAGAAGTTCTGCTACACTACTCATAATAGAATCCTGACTCCAGATAATTTCTGATCATGCTATCTTCCGCACTGGTTCCATTGATACTGACATCCCCGTCCTGAATCAGCATATATCCGGAAAGAGTGTTTATCTGTCGGACCTGACATAGAGGTCTGCCATTGTGCGTGTTATCATCCGCAACAGGTCGGAAAAACTGGTGATCAAGTCTGAATTCACCTCTGTTAGATACAAATGATCCTGTAGTTCCTATTGTCTGGGCTCTTGGCATCAGACTTTCAACAGCATTACCCACACCAGACGCAGCACCGATAAATCCGCCTATATTACCCATAAATCCGCTTATAGCACCACCTACAGCACCCAGCGCAGAAGTAGCTGCTCCGATATAATCTCTCGTGACACTTGATAGTGAGATCGGAACACCAACCTGCGCTTCTAGTCTGTTCAGGATAATATTATTTGCTTTTATTACCAAAATACCTTTTCCGGTTATAGGATCTATTTCAACATCAACATAAAGTGTACTTGCATTCGCTGTGACACTGGTATCGATATCAATACATCCCCATGGTGGAATTGTAAGAGTAATACTGGTGAACGGTTTACTGTTTACATAATTGCCTCTGGATTCAGTATCCGGATGTTTCTGTATATCGAAAGTATAGTTTTTATATATCCTGTCAGTTGGATGTATTTTGCCTCCGGTACCTCCCATTCCTGGAGCCGTTGAAATAAATCTGTATGTTGTAATTGCTCCATCTGAATCGATTCCGCTGATTTCCTCTTTAGCAACAGGAAGCATTACACATGTTTTTATATACTGGATAGGATCTACCAGCGACAGCTGCAACCCCATACTTAACTCTGTCGGCAGGAAATTATTACTCTCTGTAATGATCGCTTCCGGATCCGTCAGAGATAAACATAAAGATCGTAACTGTGAAGCTGTCATCCCGTAATATTGCATGGATCCGAAAGCAGCATCAGCTGACACAACACCCACAACAAAACAGCTTGCCTGCCATGGATTTGCTTTCGTATTACTGGCATAACTGCAGCCTGTCTTAGCAGGATACAGTGTGTCAATGATATTGCCATCATTGGCTCCTGCAGCTCTCATTATATATAATGAAGAATTGCCTATCTCCGTTTTATATGTTGCGAGAACATCCACCTTTAATGTCGCTGTCCAGAGAGCCCGGTCAAAATACCATTCCTCGATAAAATAGTATCTTTCAAATGCAGGAATATAAGCGTAATTGTACTGTGATGGATCATTAGTAAGCCCTAAATCAAAAGACAGCACCGGGTGCATGATCCCGGAGCCTGATTTCAGTACGCAGCTAAACTCTACGCCGGTTCCTGTCGGCTGTTTAGTACTGTTATCTCTTTTTGGCAATGTATATAAATTTACTTTAAAACTCATTTTATATACCTCAAAGGCGCAGGATTTTTAAGCCTTTAACAGCCCCTGCGCCATATTCAGATAGGAGAGCGACTTAATCAAGAAGCAGCACAATTCCTTTTTCTGACTGATCATTATACCAGCGCGAAGTTTCGTGCCAGTACTGATTAAAGAACAAGCCCTTTGCGTTCAGCGGAGTGACCGCAGCTCTCTCATTTACCATAGTATAACCAAGGGCATCTCTGTCAAAGATAACGCCAACAAGGTTAGTGATATTCTGAGCTGCTGCGGTGTCATATGTTCCGTCTGCCTTAAGATATACAGGTGTAACATTCAGAGTCATTGGACTCTGAATTGACTGCCAGAAGTTAACAGCCTCAACGTCTGCATAATCAATAAATTCAGGATGAAATGTTCCGGACAGCACTCTGGCCTTGAGCTCATTCATAAGCGGCGCATAAAGATACACTTTCTGCATATCATATGGAGTGTGTCTGTTGATTGCTTTACCTGTAACATTGATCTGGAACTCCTGAGATCTTTCTGTCATCAGACTGGTAAGTGTAGCAATTCTTGCAAAGAGCCATTTGCAGAAATCTCCGAAGTTAGCAGGATCATAAACTGTGGTAGCAGTAAGAGGTGGCTGGAGTCCTGTCTCAGTATTGTATTCTGTCAGAAGATGGACAACACCATTCTGCTGAGATACCTTTGCACCGATAAAGTTACCAATCGTCATTCTGGCTATACTTTCATGGTTCTGTTCAATCATGTCCATAATATTCTGAGTAAGCATTGCCATAAAACGACCCAGCTCTCCCGGACCCGAAAAGGCCGAATCCAGCTGGTTTGTATAGATGGTCATGTGGCGTTCAAAAATGTTCTGTCCGTAAAAATTCAGCTGGAGCACTGGACTTTTTTTGATGACATAGTGATCTACAGTCTGACCATCGATCAAATCATAGTGGGTGTCGGTTTCCCAGTCAGTATCTACGATTGCCAGCTTTCTGACGATAGCTCCCCACTGTTCCTGATCCATTTTGATACCGCCAAACTTACGGTTATACGGTCTGATCGAAAATACAGTTTTGGCGATCATCTGAGTGATGGCCGACAAAGTAGGTTCGTAGCCAGCCTGCAAAATGGTATTACCGATCGAGATAAAGTCCGATGTATTAATCGGAGCAGCCCCGGTCTCACCAGTAACCTGCTTACGGATATTATTCAGCACCGCAGCAGCCTGTTCAAAATTCATAGTGTTGACACTCATTAGCGTATACCTCCATTAGTATTTTTAGTAGGATTGATTATCTGTGCCAGAATGTCCTCCGGCTCTGTCTGATCATCCTGCTGTCTGGAGTTCATAATATTCATTGCAGTAAGCTCTTTACGCAGATCTGCAAACATATCCTTTACCTCAGTCATGATGGTTGCTATTGGATCCGGAGCTGGTTCCGGTTCTGGTTCAGGTTCCGGAGCCGGTTCTGGTTCCTTTTCATCCATCTGCAGGATCTCTTCACGGGAATAACCCGCATCCAGAAGTTTAATAATTTCATTGTAATTCATGTCAGCCCTCCTATTTTAGCCTTTATTTAAGTAACCTGTTTATATTCCACTGAACAATATCATAATTCTTGCCCAGCTTCTTAACTCTTTCTTTACCGATGCCATATTTATTATCCAGTGTTTCATCAGTGAGCTTTACAACCTCGTTTACTCGTTTCTGCACTGCGTCATAATCATATCCGGCATTTATAAGTGCCTGTTTGCGTTTTGCTCCGGTTCCCCATTTCCCGGAAAGTACTTCCTTTGTTACTTCATCAATGGACTTGACCGGAACACTGTCCACAGTAATTTTTTCATAATGCGGAGTTACAAAACCACGGATGTATCTGCCATTAACAGCCAGTGTTCTCCGTTTCACTTTGTTTCCGCAGTTTCCCTCTATTACTGTTATTTTACCATTAGAAACTTTTTCAACGATTCCCACATGATCAGGCTGGTTTTTATTTTCTCCCTTGCCTGAATCATCCCAGTCATACAGGATCCAGTCTGCTTTTGTAGGAGTATATGCATCATTTTCAACCCATATACCCATCTTTTTCGCCTTGTTGATGACATAAGTACATGCTGCAGATAAAGGAAAATACTCCTTTGCTGTCTTTTTACCGAAAGACTGAATAGCACATGCACTGACAAATTCACTGCACCACGGATCTGATTTGTGAGCAGTATATCCGTCAGGCTTTACACTGTTGAAATAGTGCAATATATCCGCATGTGCGGAGCTGCCTCCGACAGTGCCCATATATGACTTAGCAACACTTATTATTTTATCTCTTGCAGTCATTTTAACTCTCCCTGTTTACGATGATCTGTATAAGTTCTTTCAGGCTTGCCAGCACACTGGTATTGTCCTCGATGGTTTTCCTGAGATCGCTGATCTCGTCTTTGTGTCTTTCTTCATTCTTATTTACCATCCAGAACATAGCAGCAGCTGCCACTATTGGAAAACCTAAAGAAGCAATAAGCTGGCCTATTACCTGTATATCCATATGCATTACTCCTTAAATAACAGAGGGCTGCATAATACGCTGGCAGGCGTGTGTCCATCCTTCCGGGATTTGCCTAGGACAGCAGCCCTCGTGTTAACCATAATATATTATCTCTATACAGTATATAATTCAAAAAGTGATTTAGTCAACATGTTTTCAAATGTTACATTGCCACGCATATATGCCGAATATAGGATCAAGCCGTACTTTTTCTGATAGCGTTTCAGGCCTACTTCATCCGATTTAAACAGATCTGCTGTTCCGGTCCTGTGTTCAGACACATAATACTTACGTTGTGATTTATGTTTATATATTGAGATCTCACCAACTGTGCAAAGCAGCTTAAATTCTTTCAGGCCTTTTGATTTGATATCATCAGTGCTGTTATATGAAAAATCATTTGCCAGGGCCATCTCTGCATATGCTCCGGATGTGATCCTGTAAAGAGCAGTATCTGCCTTTTTCTTGCTGATCTCTGATTTACCCAGCAGTGCTATCAGGATCCCACGATCCTTATTGATATATAGCTCCTGCCCTTTGCTTTGCATACGTTCACATATACCAACAAGCCCAAGCTCCAAAAATATGGCATTTGCAATATTGAAAGCATTGGCCAGACATAACACCTGCAGAGGCTCTTTTTTCTGCAGCTCCCTGTTTCGGTTTATAGTTTCATATGCATTTAAAAATGCGGAACCCTCATTTTTTAATGCTCTCTCATGCCGTTCCGGTATAAATTCATCATATAAAAGTAGCTTTACATCACTGGCATCGAATCCACGCATATTAGAGATAGTAGATAATGCACAAGTATATCCAAGTGTTTTTTCTTCCAGATCTTCGCCCTGATCCTCATAAATGAGAGCGTTATATTTACTGATTGATTTAACATCTATATTTACTCCCAGATCTGAGCATATCGTCTTATATGGATTGAACTCAGGCTTGTTTATAAGATCACACTGTGCCTGTGTTCTTCTCATAAGCATAAAGCGTATATCATTGATATACGCTGTTTTTAATGCTCCGTATGTTTTGCCGGTTCCTCGGCCTCCGATTATAAAATTGAATGGCAGTTTATATGACAGAATCTTCTCCACATCCAAGTAACCACTACGTAAGTATATACTCATCAATCTAACCTCCGTACTCTGAATGAGTATCCGTCACCCCATTGATGTTTCAGGATCTTTAGCACTGCCTCCGCAGCATCGTGTGAAAATTCTCTGATCCTGAAATACTTGTTATCTGTGAACCAATAATCATCCTCATAGCTTCTGCCTTTAACATGTACCATGATCCCATATCTATGCAAATTGTTACTCATCGTCTGCTCCTTTCGTGTGCCGTGGATAACGGCATTTATTCCCTCTGAATATCGCTCCCTCAAATATGAAATCGTGATAGATGCAATCGGGGCAGAACCATCCGTTAAGTTTGCAGAATCGCCTTTTCCGCATCTTGTAAAGCAGATTGTCTATCCATCTACTCATCGTCTGCTCCTTTCATCCTAAGCAAAGAGCCGGCATGAGTACCGGCCCTGCTGTCCTTATTATTCAACACTACACGTGATGAAATTCCTGCCGGCTTTGCTCTTGCCGGATGTCACCTTGATCATGCCGACATCATCACCGAAAAATTTTGTGATATCCTTGAACTCTCTCTGAAATACTCCGGAGACTGTTCCGAACATCTCTCCGTCTGTTGTCTGGATTGTCAGGATCTCTCTGATCTCACCGGTTCTGCTGTCAGCGTCCGTGTAGGCGATCCACGCAGCTACATCCAGCACGCTGCCGTCTGCATCGGACATTTTCTTTACATCCGGGCTTTTCATCATCTTGTAGATGCTTCTCTGATCCAGTTCTGCAGGAAATGCTTTAATAAGTTCCATATTTGTGTCCTCCTATTTATTAAAGATCTTTATATGCTCCAGCAGCAGTAAGAGCTGCATAGATATCATTACCCATTTTTTCAAAGTCTGCCGATATCGCATTATAACCTTTTGCTCTGTACGCCTCAGCAGCTCTGTCAAATGCCATTGATGTTCTATTAAGAAAAGTAATTGTGTCCATCAAATTATTTCTTTCTGAAAGTGCAGTCTGTTTAGCTTTAATCTCTACTGTATATTCTCCAATATTAAGTTTCATTTTGAGCCCTCCTATCTGCTCCGTATTAACTTACTGCGTTATTGTACCATAATTTATTGAATAAGGTCAAGCCATATTGCCGGATGACTTAATATTCTTTTATACTCTCCGGTAACGCCTAAAGTATATGTGCTTTCCTTAATCAGCACATTAGATGTTATAAGTAAAGAATGACCATCAATATTTAATTTATACGGATCCCGGATGTCGTTATATACTGACTCCGTGCCTCCTGCCTTATAGAATGTGAATCCCTCTTTAAAAGCCTCAAGGCCTCCACGTGCTGCCAGCTCCTTTGCACCCTTGCTTTTACCGCAGCCGGCTACTGTGATATGTAGCTCTCCGTCAGGATCCTCATACGCATACTTTTTAGCTCCCATTGTAATGAAGCGTTTATAGGTTCCCTCATAATCATATAATCCGAGATAATATTGTTTTCCGGATTTATCTGTAGCAACACCGCCATTTTTAATGCTGTCCTGTTTTCTGGACTTGTTATACATATCAAAGGAAACGGAGCTATCATCAATAAATTTAACACTATCAGTATCGCAATATACAAAGTTATCACCGGTCATATTGATAGCAATCTGGAGCTGCTCCCTGGCTCTCGCTGTTGTCCATACGCCCCACGCATAACAGATAAACGCCTTTTGTATTGTCTTATCATATAGCTCCTGATCTGTCAGCTCGTCATCAAATTTAAATTGATCATTTTCATACAGGATGTTACGTTTACAGATATCCTGCACTGACATGCCGTAAATGCTATTTAATTTAGCTTTTGACAGCATATAAAACAACTCCTGTCCTACAACTCCTTTAAGCTCTGTTTTATCCTGATAATATTTAACGATAACATCTCTGAGTGCTTTCGGCAGTCTCCCATACCTGCAGTGATAAAAATCATGGATCGCTGCAGAATCAAATTTGTACTGCTGCAGGATTATTTTAAAATCAATATCAGTCAGTGAGATCTCCAGAAAGTCAGCCCATAGGATCCTACCATTATCATTATAATGAGCACTCAGGTTCCTGCATTTATGTTTCGGAATATATGGGCAACCATCCATCGGATCCCGGAGCCGGATGTTTTTAAATGATACTCGCATAAGGCAGGCTCTTTTCTGCTTGAATATCTTTCTGCATGCTCTCTCTATGTTGATATCATTCTCCCGGATCCATGGAGACATAGGAAATAATTCATTTATCATTACATCTGGATATGATGAAACCCTGTCATAGCTGCTTACGTTCTCCAGTATTTCTTCCGCATAATATCTGTTGGCGTGCGTATTACCGCCTCTGAAAGCCTGTTTAAGCAGTACATAAATATCATAATCAGGCATCATATTTTTAAGCTCACCCCGGTTGAAATGCCTCATGGCCTCCTTACAGTCTCTCCTGACATAGCCCGTACTAGTTAACGGAATTGTATAATAATTATCGTTTTCGATAGCAAAATATACTTTCAACGCCTTAACAAGTGACTCAACATCAGTGATACAATATTCAAGCTCCTGAGCAGATACCTCCGTCCAAGGATATCTGATTTTAGAATAGTCATAATCCTCGCCGGACAGCTTCTCTTTTACTCCCATTTTCTTTGTGAACGTTGCCAGATTCATATTTGTGAGAAGATAGCTGCATCTGAACTCAATGTGATCCAGCATCTCACATTTGAGCACTTTTCTGGGCTGGATGCAGAATACTTCTTCCGGAGTAAAGCAATACACTCCCTTGATGAAGCTGAACTCATACGAGAGATTATGAACATACACCATGATATATTCATCCTGCTGCAGCTGTTCTGTCAGTCTCTCGCAAAATGTAAGCCACTCGGACCACTCACGGCCTATGATGGTGTAGTCCTCAATCTGAAATTGCCAGATATACATGAAAGCCTGCTGAAGCTCCATATCATTAGTGCTCTCAATGTCAAAAGCACAGAAGAGATCTTTGTACTTGCGTTTATTTTCTCGCTTTCCCTGATTGCCTCTCCTACGCTTCTGACATGGAGTATTCTTTATTATTGAATAGTCAAAAGTATCAATATTGTAAATCATTGCCACTTCTTTATTAATCTATCTATCCGAGCTTGTGAAAATGCTTTACCTCCCGGAGATCTCCGGAGCTTTTCCATCTTATCAAGGTTACTGGCAAACAGGTCGAAGTTCTCTTTAAGTTTGTCAGTAGGGATATTTAAACGCTGCCCTTGCTGCAGCACGTCCAATGCATCGCCTGAGTCAAATAACTTTTCACTGTACTGCTCCCGGAGATAATCCATGTAATCAATCATTTGATTGATATCTTCATTGGATTCCACCAGATCGCCGTATCCTTTTTCAATCATTGTCTCCCTGAACTCCCGCATAAATCGCTTCTGGCCGGAGACTGTGGTCCTTGAAGATCGCAGGAACTTCTGAACGTCTGACAGTGCTGACTGCATGCTGATTTTATCTGTTTCCTTGATCTGTTGAATAGTAGGAAACATTGCCCGGGACTTCCCAAGGCCTGCCTGATTAAGTCGCTGGATCCTCTTGTTGGCAACACTGCGGAACTCTGAATACATCTTCCGCAATGTTGAATCCGATGCAGATCGGATCTGACTTTGTTTTAAAAATTCTCTCATGGTTCCAGATATGCCTCCTCCGCAATATGGTTGTAAATAAGGTCCTTAATAAGTCTGCTTGCATTAGCTGTCTTTACAGTCAGATACCAGTGCAACATAGCATCATAATCATCAGACATATTGAACTTAATATTTATCTGCTTGTATTTGTTCTTCTGGTACTGCCAGGATGTTTTCTTTTTATTCTCCATCATTACCCTCCATCATCTCCAGAATCTCACGATATACACATGTATCGCATTTATGCTCATACCCGGAAGCACTCACGCATGCCATAATAGCGACACCGACTAAGATCCCTACTAAGAAAAATAGAATATCAATAAGACTAAAATACAACATAATTCACCTCCTAAATTATTGTACCATAATGATAGCACTTGAACCGGTCCATGTAAAATGTTATTTTATTAAGAGAGACATTTTATAATTCCTTTCACAATAACCCTGTTATTGTTAGCACTCACTGATGGATAGTGATAAGTTAACGATAACGGGGTTATTGTTAACTAACCTAATACGTATTCAC